TAGAGATTACAGGAGATGTCCCAGGATTAGCTGATAAACTTATTGGTGATGTTTCAAGTGCTTCAACAGATTTAGAAAAAATTACTGGTACAGCACCATTAAATGGTAAACTAAAACTAACTATTGGTTCTGGTGCACCAGAGGCTGTTGCTCGTGCTCTGAAACTAACTGCCTCAGTAACAGCTAATGATGTAACAGGTGTATTACAAAACTTGGCACCAGCACGTGCAGCTGGAGCTATTGGTAGAATAGACGATACTATTAATAGTGGTATCTCCTTTTCAACTGGTTTTGGTTCAGCTTCTCTTAGATTTACTGTAAGTTTTACTAATCTGTTAGGCTTCTTTGGTGGTGATCTATTCACTAACCTTATTAGAAAAATTAATTCAGAATCAGATAGAGTATTAGATGGCTTATTATCTGGTACAAAAGTAGACAAAGAGGAAGTTATTAGTCTAGTCACTAATGATAAAAAGAAAGAAGCTGTTACACTTATAACAGATAATACAGAACTAGAAGTTGAAGTTGTAGAAAAAACAATTAATAGTCTTAATTTAGATCCAGCAGTTGCGGTAAAAGAAGACTCACAAATCAAACGTAGTGTTTTACCTCCTGTAAGAATTGGTGATAACGAATCTACATGGACTGGTGGTAAATCAACTGAAGGTATGTTTACTTACTGTGATGGTCCTGAAGAATTGATTTCTGAGATGAGAAATACAAGTAGGCTTATTAAAAAAGTAATTGTACACTGGTCCGAAACATATAATGGACAAGACATTGGTTCAGAAGAAATAAACGACTGGCACCTTGATACACCTGGTGATGGTGGCATTGGTTACCATTATGTTATTAGACGTGATGGTAGATTACAAAGAGGTAGACCTATAGGCAGACAAGGTTATCATGCAAAAGCTGGTAATAATGATGCTGAATCTATTGGCATTTGTATTGTTGGTGGCTATGATTGTTTACCAAGAACACCTAATCCACGAAAACATCTTTCTTCAAATAGTTTTACTTCACAGCAAATGAAATCATTTAAGATGTTTATAAGATCCTTCTATGATGTATGGCCAAGTGGCGAAGCCTTTGGTCACAGTGATGTTGATCATAATGCATTGGACCCTGGATTTAGTGTACCACAATATATACTTGCAAACTTTAATAGAAGAAATTCTGGTGATCTTGTTGCAGTTGGTTTAGCAGCATTAGAAAGTAAACCACGGCAAGTCAGACTGTCTGCTGAAATACTTGATAATGATCCTGAATTTACTGCAAGACTTATAGCAATGATGGTTAGGTTCCCTGGATTAACAAGAGAAGAACTATATAGAGTTATAAAAGGTGAGAGTAATTATATTCTTAATGCCAGAAATTCAAAAACAGATGCAGCAGGTCTCTTCCAATTTATTCCATCAACTGCAGAAGGTTTAGGGCATACAACTGGTGAAATAAGAAATATGACTGCAGCACAACAATTAGAAGTGTATGAAAGATACTTAGTACAAAACAGCTACCCAGGTGGCCAGTTAGGTATTATGCAAGCCGCTCCTGCATATGCAAGAAGGGGTGATGACTATGAAGTATATAAACCTGGCACTAGAGCATACGAACTGAATCCACCATGGCGTGGACCAGATGGCAAGATTACTGTTGGTAGTATTAATGCTTACTACGCAAAACAACCATTTTAGGAATATAAGATATGACGACATCAAGAGATGGATATGAAGATAGAATCCGTAGGTTTGGTCAAGGCTTTACTGATGGGCAGGGTACAGAAGGAGATGCTTGGTCAGATCCTAATAAAGAATATCCAGACAATGATTATGATAATCAACCTACCACTAATAAAACATCAAGAGCAGGGCAGCAACACCAACTTTTTGTTGGTGCTGGTATAAACTTAACACCGTTAGGTTCTACTGCATATAATAGTTCTGATACTAATGAAACAGTCAGTGGCCATGTATTTGAAATGAATGATACACCAGGTGCTGAACGTATTCTTATAAAACATAACACAGCCCATGGTATTGATATTAGACCAGATGGTAGTATTGTTATTGTTGCTGGTGCTAGAAGGGTAGAAGTTGTTCACGGTGAACAAACTGTTGTAGTAGAAGGCGATGGTACACTTACATATAAAGGTAATCTAACACTGAATGTAGATGGCGACTTTGAGGTCAACTGTAATAACTACAAAGTAAATGCCAAAGGTGATAAGAAAGAAAATATTGAAGGCAATAGTAGAACAAGTGTCTTTGGTAATTTTGGTCATAAAGTATCCGGTAACTTTTCTCAGACTGTCGCTGGGTCATCAGTAAATACGTTCTTAGGTAACACTACGAACGCAGTTAAGGGAACATACAAGACTGCAGTAGAAGGTGATATTATACAAGCGGCTTCTGGTAATATGGAACAAACCGCTGAAGCTAAACTTATACAATCTGCACCAGATATTAATATGGCAGCACAGTCACTCTCAATATTTGGTGATACTGGTACTATCGGTGGTCAGAATATTATTATGTACAACTATAATATGCATACAGAAAAAACAGTATGGTCTGAAACGGTTAGTACAAACGTAGTATATGGTGACCTAGAAGGTAATGCAAGAACAGCAACAACTGCTGGTACATCATTACATCAATCCTATCCTGATGGAAGTGCTGCTCCATCTACATACACACCAAGTGTTGGTGTTAATCCAGAATATACTGTGGATGATACAGCACGCGATATAAAAGCTACTGCTCTACCCACGGGTGCACTTCTGACTTCTTATCTCACTCAAGGTGATAATGGAATAAAGGAAGTTAAGATTGATGTTGATGACTTCCTTAGAAATGCTCTGAGACTGCGAAGACTTTCTACAGGTGATGTAAGATCCAAGATGAGAGATCCAGCCAACTCTGGTAATAGTGAATTTACTACAGAACAAGTTGGAAAGGGTACTCTTTCTCCTGAATTTGCAACTTCAGCGCCATTTATGGGGTTCGGTAGAGTAAGACCAGCCAAAGGAACAACTCAAACTAATAGTGAATACTTTGGTAATATTGATCCTAGTCGTAGGGCTAAGACATTTAAATCATATCAGAATAAACAAACATATACACTACTGAATGACTTCACAAAAGGAATTGATGAAGCAACTACTATTAGCAACTTAACACCTATATCGCAAGGTATTACTTTATCTAGGTTTATTGGTGGTGTTGATACTGGACCTTTTGTGTACTTAGACCTTGCTGAAAGACAAACCATTGCAAGAAATTATATTGCTCATATGGAACTTACCAAGAGATGTATGGGTATTACATCTAAGTGGGCAGAACATGAGTTAAGAGTTATCGAAGGCTATTATGCAAAAGAACTATATGGGCTAGGACATCCGTCTGGTCTTTCACCCGAAACAATAACACCTAATAGTTTACTTGATCTAAGAACCAAAGGTAGAGCTGTCGTATATGAATTATATGGACCAGATGGCTTTATTGATGCAGAAGGCACATTTGATCTGGCAAGTGAGCTAGCAGATGTTGGTTTATATGATAAACTTATATTAGACTATGATTCATATGATCCATCTGGCGATATTAATGTGCAACTTATCGTACAGATACCAGAAATACCAAAAAACTATACTATTAGATATGAACAAATTTGTCAAACGATGTTTAATAATTATCCACAATCATTGAATACGTTTGTTGAGCCAATCTTTGATACAGAGGCTGCTGAATATATACCAAAATTTATGCCAACAAGAAGAACAGTCTAATAGAATTGTTATAAATAAAAGAAAATGTTTTAGGAAATTAAATGTCTCGTGTTCTTTCCATTGAGGATAAAGATACAAACTCTCCAGCTTTAGTTACTGCTCGTACCATTAACTATGTGGATATAGATTTATCTTTTGCAAAGCGTCCGAGTGGCGACATCTATAAGAAGACGGATGCTGCTGCAGTAAAACAATCAGTAAAGAATATAGTTGCAACTAACAGACTTGAGAAACCTTTTAATGATGACTTTGGTGCAGATATAACAGGTTTACTTTTTGAGTTAGCTGATGACGAAACAAGTCAACAGATTAGACAAAACATTGATAATGCAATATACATCTATGAGCCAAGGGCAGAAGTCTTAAACATAGATGTATCTGATAGAATAGATACAAACACAATAAATGTGACAGTTACCTTTAAGGTAGTAAGTACAGAAGAAGTCGTCACACTCACTTCAGTCGTTTCGAGGTTAAGATAACATGACTACTACAATTTCATCAACAGAACTTGATTTTAATAATATTAAGACAAGTCTTAAAACCTTTCTTGCTGCTAAGGAAGAATTTAATGACTACAACTTTGAAGGTGCTGGTCTTAACAATCTCCTTGATGTTCTAGCATATAACACACACTATAATGGATTGATTGCTAACTTTGCTTTGAATGAATCATATCTTTCTACAGCTCAGATGAGATCCTCTCTTGTCTCTATTGCTGAAGGTATTGGTTATATTCCAAAATCAAAGGTTGCATCATTTGCTAGTGTCCAGTTATCCGTAAATGTAGGAGCACTTGCTAACAGACCTGTTACACTATCTCTACCATCTGGTACACAGTTTACCTCCGTTGTAGATGATATCACATATACTTTCCAAACAACACAAACAGTAACTGGTACAGATAATGGCTATGGCCTTTACCAAATGCTTACAATAGATGGTTCTAGTAATATTACTATTAAAGAAGGTACTGCAAGAGTTAAGACTTTCTTTGTAGGTGCTGATAGTCTTGATGATGTCTATGTGATACCAGATAATTCTATTGATACTGAGACAGCTGTTGTAAAAGTATTCGAATCACCGTCTGATACTGCCTTTACTTCTTATATCAATATTAATACAGCAACACAGATTAACGAGAACTCCCGTTTGTATATTATGAAAGAAGCACCAAATGGTTTCTATGAGCTTACATTCGGTGATGGTAACACTCTTGGAAAGACACCAGTTGCTGGTAATAAAGTCACAATAGAATATCTTCAAGTAAAAGGCGCTGAAGCTAATAACGCAACTTCTTTTACTGCAGTAAATAAAGTAACACCTATTGTTGGTGGAGATTCGTTTGATATTAATGTTCTTACAAATATTAAATCTATTGGTGGTGATACAGTTGAGTCACTAGCATCTATTCGTAAGAATGCACCATTTCAATATGCTGCACAGAATAGAATGGTTACAGCAGTTGATTACTCTACACTTGTTCTTAAAAACTTTGGAACACTTATTAAAGATATTCAAGCATTCGGTGGGCAAGATGCACTTAAACCAGAATTTGGTGTGGTGTTCTTATCTATTGCCTTTAATGATGATGTATCTGCAGATGCAATAACTGCAACTAAAAATAGTATTTTAGACTTGACTAAACAACTATCGGTTGTTGGCTTTGGTGTAAAGTTTGAGGATCCAGTTAAGACATTTATTGAAACCGAAGTATTCTTCCAGTTCAACCCTAAGTTGACTGCACTCTCTATTAATAATGTCCAAGACACAATACAAAATAAAGTGTCTTCATACTTTGCTTCTAATGTAGGCAAGTTTGGTCAATCATTCCGTAGATCAAATATGCTATCTCTTATTGATGAAGTGGATTCAGCTGTTCTGTCTTCACGTGCTAATATTAAACTACAGCAGAGAATGGTTCCTAACTTAGACATTCTTGAAGATACTACACTTAGATTTCCAGCAACTATTGCTGAACCGGATTCTAAAGAATATAGTGTTATTTCTTCATCATTCCAATACCAAGGTGAAGTATGTATTATAAGAAACAAACTAAATACAACTAAATTAGAAGTATTAGCATTATCTTCACAGACTATCTTAAATGACAACGTTGGTTCATACCAGGCGTCAACTGCTACTGTTAGTATTGTAGGTCTTTTAGTAGAAGAAATTATTGGTGGTACTGACTATATTAAAATTACTGTAACGCCAGCTAATCAGTCTGCTATTAGCCCTATTAGAAATGACGTCTTAGAATATGATGCTGGTCCATCATTCTCTCAAGGTGTTATTGTTACATCAACATAAGAAGTAAACATGGCTCAAGATAAAACAAGAATTGATAATAACAGACGAAGTCTATCGCTACTGGATACACGTTCAGTAAAGAGTATTCTGCCTGCTTATTTTCTACAAGAATATCCAAAGATTGTTTCTTTTCTTGAGGCATACTATGACTATGATCAAGACAGTGCGTCTCCTACTCGCTACTTAGATGATCTATTCAGAACAAGAGATATTACTGAAGCTGATATAGAATTGCTTTCTTATATTGAAGACGAGTTACTACTTGGTCAACAATACTTTGAAGGCTTTGAAAATAAAAGAGCTGCAGCAAAATATTCTAATACACTCTATAGATCAAAGGGTTCCCTTTATAGTATTCAACAATTCTTCCGTACATTCTTTGGTGTCTCACCAGATGTTGTATATACAAAAGAGAATGTGTTTATTGTAGGTAATAGAGATGACATAGAAGCATCAAAGATTGGCCCTGAGTCACAAAAGTATCTTACAGATGATAAGTTATATCAAGAGTTTGCTGTTCTTATTAAAGCAGATCAGCCTATCTCAAGTTGGTTAGAAGAATATAAACTATTCGTCCACCCTGCAGGTATGTATGTTGGTGGAGAAGTTCAAATTGTTTCTGATAATCCTGATAATAATAGTATTATGCCATTTGCGATACCAAACATCAACCCAGATCCAATCTTGATATCCGTAGCTGACTTTGATCCAGTACCAACACAGCTTGATATTACACAATTGTTTGCACTATCAGATGATTCAATGGTAAGAACAGACGTGAGATCAACAGTTGAAAGATATAATACATATACATTAGAACAGATTGATAGAACATACGATGACCTTGCAGAGTTTGCAAGTGTTACTTCTCCAACACACGATGAAGATAGTGCTGGAATTGACTTCCGTGTACCAAGAATGGATATTGATCTTGAGACATTTGATAAAGTTAATTACGTTTGGTACGATTCAGACTCAGCATAACCATTATAAATAAAGATAACAGATTTAAACGAGAGTTAAAATGGCAAGACAAATAGTAAACACAGGCACTACTGCTAATGACGGAACTGGTGATACACTCCGTATTGCAGGTCAAAAATTAAATGATAATTTTGTCGATATTTACTTACTACTAGGTGGAGATTCCGATCAGCTTGCATCAGGAGTAAGTCTTACTGATCAAGGTGTTAAATTTGAAGGCACTAATGTAGATCAGTGGGAAACAACACTAGTTGCAAGTAACCCATCGAGTGATATTACTCTTGCTCTACCTGCAGTAGGTACACAAGTTATTTCTAATACAGCAACGCAGACAATGTCTAATAAGACTTTGACTTCTCCTATTCTAACAACTCCACAGTTTAATGATACGAGTGCAGATCACCAGTATATTGTAGCTGTAAGTGAATTAGCGGCAGATAGAAATATTAATCTTCCTCTCTTGACTGATAGTGATACATTTGTATTTAATGATCATACTCAAACTCTTACAAATAAAACTCTTACCTCACCAATACTAAATACACCTAAAGTTGGTACATCTATCAATGATTTAAACGGAGCAGAGCTTATCGAAGTTACTGCAACATCATCTGCTGTTAACCAAATTCTTATTGGTAACGCAGCAAGTGGTACTGGCCCATCAATATCTTCAAAAGGTTTTGATGCAGACATTGATCTTAGATTTGGTTCTAAAGGTTCTGGACAAATTGCTCATGAGAATGGTGTTAGATTTAAAGCTGAAAAGATCACTGCATCTGCACAAGCTATGAGTCTTACAGTACCAACTACACACTTTGCAGGAACATCTAATCTTACGGGTATTACACTAGCCAATGGTAACGCTGGAGATGCTGGTGCTGGTGAGATTAAATACTTTTTTAACAGCGGCGCAGGAACTGTTGTGATTACACCTACTAACTTACGTGGTGCATCATCAGTTACTGTTGCTCAAAATGAAGCTGGTTTCTTTATATGGTCCGGCTCTAACTGGCACTTGGCATCGAAAACAGTTGCTTCATAAGGAAAAACAATGGCGGCGATAATTACAGATAAACTTAAAAAGCAAGTTTTAGAAAGCATCATTACTGATATCGACAGTTCTGATAATAACTATTATATTGGTATTGGTAAATCAGAAGTCTGGAATGGAACAGATACTGCACCAACACCAGAGAATACTTTACGAGAAGTTAGAAACCTTGGTTTTTCTCTACAGTCAATGAAGACAGTAGCAGATAAAACGTTTGTTGTTCCAAGATATAATTGGTCCTCTGGTTCTATCTATTCGGGCTTTAATGATGATCAAGCTGGCCATCCTAATCAATCATATTATGTATTTACTGATGAAAACCATGTATACATTTGTTTACAACCAGGACGTAATGCGGCGGGGGCTTCTGTTATATCCACTGTGAAACCCACAGGGACTGCAGCAGGTGCATTTAAAACGTCTGATGGTTATGTATGGAAATTCTTATACTCACTAGGTGCACTTACTGTTTCTAAATTCTTAGCAGCTAACTTTATGCCTGTGACTAAGATTTTATCAACTGATGGCAATTCATCAGCATCAGAAGTGGAACAATTTGGTATTCAGAATGCAGCAGTACCTGGGCAACTTCTAGGATATACAGTAACAAATGGTGGTTCTGGTTATACATCTTCACCTGCTGTTACTATTGCAGGTGATGGTACTGGAGCTAAAGCTGTGGCAACTATTGCTGGTAACATTCTTACTAAAGTCGAAGTATTAGAATCAGACAATACAATGGTATTCGGTTCTGGTTATAGCTATGCTGATATTACTATCACTGGTGGTGGCGGCACAAGTGCAGCCGTAAGACCTATCTTTGGTCCAAAAGCTGGTGTCGGAGCAGATCCAAGAGATGATTTAAGATCACGTGCACTAATGTTTAATGCCAAACCAGATGGAACTGAGAGTGGTGACTTTATTGTTGGTAACGACTTCCGTCAGATTGGTCTTATTAAGAATCCTAAGATGCATGCAGACTCAGACTTTACAGCAGAGACTGGTATTGCATTACCATATCTACTCTTTGATTTGTCTACTATTACTTCAGCCTTTACAGCAGACAATGTTATTGTAGGTGGAACATCTGGAGCTAAAGCATATGTTGATAGCTTTGACTCAGATAAGATTTATTATCACCAGACAGAAGACACTGGCTTTTTAGCATTCCAAGAAAATGAACCTGTTACTGAACAAGGTAGTGGTGCTGGAGCAGGTACTTTAATATCTGCAAGCTATGATGCAGATACAAGAGCATTTACATACTCTGACGTAAATCAATCATCGGGTGATGTTCTCTTTATAGATAATAGAGCAGCAGTAACAAGATCAGCTAATGCAGCAGAAGATATTAAAATCGTAATTCAAATATAATCGGTAGAAAAAATGAGTACAGACCTAACAAAAAATACATTTAGTTCAACCTATAAAGATGATTTTCTGGATAGTGATAACTATCATAGAATCCTTTTTAACTCAGGTCGTGCTCTACAAGCCCGTGAGCTTACACAAATGCAAACTATTACTCAGTCTGAGATTTCTCGGATGGGTAGACATATGTTCAGAGAGGGTGCTGCAGTTAATCCTGGTGGCACTACTATTAATACTGGATATGAATTTATTAAACTTGTTGGTAATCTACCAACTGGAAATATTATAGGCTTAAACTTAACTTCAACCAGTAATAGTATTATTGTAGAAGTTCTTGAGGCTGTAGAAAGAGTATCAGCTTCCGAACCAGCAACAATTTATGTTAAGTATATAAGTTCGTCAGGTGGAACATCCGGTTCTACTCCTGTGAGAGTTACTGCAGGTGATACACTTACCGGTGGTGGAGAAACACTTACTGTACAAACTACAAATACTGTTGCTAATCCAGCTACAGGTACAGGTACTCGAGTATCCATTCATGCTGGTGACTTCTTTGCTATAGATCGTTTTGTCTATGCAAGAGAACAGTCAATGATCTTATCTAAATACACCTCTGACCCAGATGCTGTAATTGGATTTAAAGTAACTCAAGACATTGTTACTGTAGATGATACAACTGCACTATATGATAACACAGGTGCAACACCAAACATATCTTCACCTGGTGCTGACAGATATAGAATTAGACTTAATATAGCAAATAAAGCTGATCTTGCAGCAGATGATAACTTTGTATATGTTGCTAAAGTTGTTGACGGTATCATAGTTACACAGGTTGATGGTACTGACGATTATAATAAAATAGAAGACAGAATGGCTCTTAGAACAAGTGAAGAGTCAGGTAACTATATTGCTAAAAGGTTTGCTATTAGTTTTGATACTAATGATTCAGACGAAAGTGTATTAGACTTTGATATTTCGCCTGGTGTTGCATATGTAGATGGATATAGAGCTGTTATCAACTCTCCAGTTAGAATTGGAGTAAGTAAACCTAGAACAACTCAGACAGAAAATAATGAAGTAACAGCCGCTGCGTATGGCCAATATGTTATAGTATCTGCTAATAAAGGCTTACCTAATATTGCATCATTCCAAGAAGTTACACTATTTCCGAATACTGCTGGTACTGGTACTGCTATCGGTACAGCACGTGTAAGAGCTGTAGAGGAAGACGGATCGAACTATAGAGTATATCTGTTTGATGTACAAATTGCTTCTGGTAAAAATAAAAGAAATACAAAATCAATTGGTACTGGTTCTACAGACTATATGACACTAGTGCTTGAAAATAGTCTTGCAGCATTTAAAGATGAAGCATCAACAAGTCTATTATTTCCAGTTCCTGGGGATAGACCAAAGACTATTACAGATATTAGTCTTACAGTACAAAGATATAGAACAGCAAACATAAGTAGTGGATCTGCTACTATTACAGTAACCAATACAGGGGAAACTTTTGCTGACACTAGTGATTGGATTGCAGCACATGCTGACTCTGATATTGATGTTATCTTTACAGCATCTGGTGCTGGTACTGCTGCATCTAACTTAACTGGCCAACAAGATGGTACTTATGAGATCCTTACTTATGTAAATAAGAGTGCAGGGTCTGTTAGAACCAAAACACTTACAGAAGTAACAGAAACAATCACACCGGATGGCTCTGGTAATCTAAACTTTACAAAGGCTGATGTAAGTAGCATCACTAGAATTACTCTTGCTGACTCAGATGGTGCTGACTTAACAACGTTATACGATTTAGATAATGGTCAACGTGACTTTGCATATCTAAACGGTAGAATGGTTAAGAAAGCTGGAGCTGCTACACCAGGATCTGATGTGTTTGTAAGATATAAGCACTTTGTCCATGGTACATCTGGAGATTTCTTTGCGGTTAACTCTTATACAGGTCAAGTTGACTATGAAAACATTCCGTCATACACACAAGCAAATGGCACTGAAGTATCTCTAAGAAATGTATTAGACTTCCGTTCAAGTGTTAACAGCTCAGGTAACTTTGGTTCAGGTGCTAGAATTAATGAGATGCCTAAGAATACAGGTCTTATCACATTTGATGCAGAATATTACCTTGGTAAAAAGGTTCGTGTGACGATTGATAAAAATAGTTTTATTGATACTATTAGTGGTGCAGCTAGTGTTAATCCTCAATTACCACCAGCTCCAAATAACTCGCTGGATTTATTCCATATTGATATGAATCCATATACAGTTAGTGATACAGATATCACTTCAACTACTATTAAAGCTAAAAACTTTACTATGAGAGACATTGGTAAACTAGAAGAAAGAATTGATAATGTTGAAGAGGCTACATCACTAAGCCTTCTTGAATTAGATACATCATCATTTGCTGTTCTTGATGCTAGCGGCAATAATAGAACACAGTCTGGTTTCTTTGTGGATAACTTTGCTGATCAAGCTAGGTCATATATGTCTGCAGATTATAATGCAGCTATTGATCCAGAAGCTAGGATTATGCGACCATGGTTTGAAGAAAATAACCTTAGACTAATTTATGACTCTGATCAATCTAGTAACACAATTCTTAAAGGTGATAGTGTATACCTAAAACATGATAATACAAATTATGTTGATCAACCTCTCGCAACAGAAGCAATGAATATTAACCCATTTGCTGTTATTCTAAATGAAGGGTTTATTGATCTCTCACCATCATCAGATGAGTGGACTGCTGTTGATAGATTACCAGATCGTGTGGAAGATGGTGGAACAAGACTTGTTAATAATGGTGCATTACTATGGAATACATGGAGATGGAACTGGATAGGAAGAAATGATACACCAAGGGCAAATCTAACAGCCAGAGATACAGCAAGAAATAATATATTAGCAGTCAACAGAGTTGTTGCTTCAGAAACAGTACGAGAGTTTGTTAATGATCGTGTGTTAGATGTTGCATTTATTCCGTTTATGCGATCTAAGAAAGTTTTCTTCCGTGCACAAGGTCTTAAACCTAGCACTCAAGTGTATGCTTTCTTTAATAACAAACCAGTTGCTGATTGGGTAAGATCAGAAACATTTACTAGATTTGCTACTACTACTGATGATTTTGGTAATAGACATAATAGAGCAACTGAACATCCTGATGGTAAGTCAACACTTACAACAGGAACTGATGGTTCTATTGAAGGTTCATTCTTTATACCTAATACCGATGCAATTAAGTTTAGAACTGGTACACGTGAGTTTAAATTACTTGATATTAGTGTACCTAATGATGAGAATGCAACATCAATTGCAAAAGAACCTTTTGCATCAACAGGTGTATTAGAGACTAGACAAGCAACATTTACAACAACTAGAGTGCTAACTATAGCAGCTCCACCTCCACCTGTTCAACCACGTAGACGTAGACGACGTAGTTCACGAGACTTTGCTATTGAAAGAAATCCTCAGCTTGATCCAAGGAATCAACGTCGTAGAGATCCTTTGGCTCAGACATTCTTTATTGATGAAAATGATGGTGCATTTATAACTAGAGTTGGTGTTAGATTCCAAACTAAAGATACAACAGTTCCAGTAATGTTGCAAATTAGATCAACCGTAAATGGTGTTCCATCAGCAGATGAAGTTATACCTAATGGAGTTAAGGTTCTTTCACCTTCTGATGTAAACATATCAGCTGACGCAAGTGCAGTAACTTACTTTGAGTTTGATGAGCCAGTTTACTTGAATGGTAACATGGAATATTCTATTGTTCTACTTGCTGATTCTATAGACTATAATGTGTATGTAGCCAAAGCTGGTGATCTAATGCTTAACTCTACAGAACTAAGAGTTGCTAAACAACCTACACTAGGTTCATTGTTTAAATCTCAGAATAGTAGAACATGGACACCAGATCAAGAAAGAGATTTAACATTTACTATTGATCGTGCTAACTTTACTGTAGAAAGTGGATATGTTACATTAAACAATGCACCAATCCCACCAATCTTATTGGCAAGTAATCCATTAGATTCTACAAATTCAAGTGCTACAGTTAAGGTTCTTGCATTTGGTCATGGCCTTGTAGTAGGTGACTCAGTAACAATTGCAGGAGCTGCAACATTCGGTGGAATAGCTGCATCTAATATTAATGGTACAAGAGCAGTCACTAAAGTAGATGGTACAGGCTTCGAGTTTGTTGCAGGTAATTCAGATACTGCAAATCAAGCTGTAGCTGGTGGTGGTGATAATATTACTGTCACGAGAAATATTATGATGGATACAGTAGTACCATATGTTGAAACACTTTCTCCAGCACAGACTTTAATTTCGCACTCAGCTAAGTTTACATCAGGTAAATCATTTGCTGGATCTGAAACTGCATATTCTGTAGATGGTAGTTATCAAAGCATATCAAATAGAGATAATAATACCTTTGCAAACCCTAGGTTAATTGCTTCAAGTGAGAATGAAACGGCTTCCTTATCAGGTAGTAAATCATTAACATATAAAATTGATGTGTCTACATCTACTGATATAGTAGCACCAGTAGTTGATCTTCAACGTGCTTCTGTAACAGCCGTAAGAAATTTAGTTGATCAACAAGTTGCAAGTGGTACTGGTGGTAATATTCCACTAGAGTATGTTGCTGAAACAAATCCAACCGGTGGTTCACATCTATCTAAACATATTACCTCACCTGTGGTTCTTGATGAGTCAGCTGTTGGGTTAAAGATTATGATTGGTGCAAACAGACCATCTGCAGCAAGCTTTGATGTTTACTATAGAACAAATGCTTCAGATACAGCAGCTGCAGGTAACTTACTTGATTCAACTTGGGTACTAGCTACACTTGAAACTGAAATTCCTTCTGATCAAAATATTAATGTATTCAGAGAGTACAGATATTTGGTAGGTGGTGATGGCGGAACCATGGATGCTTTCTCACAATTCCAAGTTAAGATAGTATTAAAATCAACTAATACTTCAACTCCTCCAGTTATACAAGACCTAAGAATAATTGCTCTGAGTGTATAATGTTAAAGGTTGATGGACATTCTAATCTAGTGAGGGACCCAAAATCGGGTGCCATAATTAATATAAATAGAAGTGAAATAGAAGCAGCTCGTGAGAGAAAAAGATTACGATCTGCAAAAGCAGACGAAGAAAAACAACTGAAGGAAGATGTAAGTTTATTAAAAAATGAAATGAGTGAAATCAAACATCTCCTCGGTAAACTTGTAGAGAAAATATAAATGGCCAGAACAACAGTCAATCTAACAGATACAGTAGCCGTCTTTAAAGATAAAGTAAATGAGATTTCCTATAAGGTAGGTGATCTTGATCTTATGTCTACATCAGGGACTGACAGTGATATAGTTCAGGCTATTAATTCACTAGACTCAGATATAGGTGGGATTGCTAATCTTACAACAACAAATAAGTCTAGTGTTAAAGCAGCTATTAATGAGATAGATGCTGAGATTGGTAGTGCGGCTTTAACAACTAGTGCATCTACACTTAGAGGCGCAATCAACGAACACGAAACACAAATTAATAGCCTTGATAGTGATTTAGGTACAAGAACATCTTTAACTACAGATGCTGATCAAAACTTAGTAGTTGCTATTAATGAAGTTGATGCTAATGCTTCAAGTGCACTATCAGCTTCCACATCTAATACAAATAAACTAGGTACAATTACATCTGGTGTTATGGGTACGACAGCAAGTACAGTAGGTCCTGCTATCGGTGAAATCCATGGACAATTAGATAGTGCTCAGACAGTGGTGGGTCCTCTCGGCGATCTACTCACAGTAGCTAAAAATAGTATTGTTGGAGCTATTAACGAAACTTACCTACAAGGTATTGACTCTGATACCATTATGGAAATATTCTCTGCAGCAAATAGTGGTACAGGATTTGGTTCTCTTGCATATGGTAACAATGGAGTTTACACATATAGCAAAGTAACCAATGCTAATATCAGAAGTGCTATTTCAGCAGGCGAAGGTATAAACATTTCAAGTGGAGTTATTTCAGGCGAAGATGCTACAATTTCTAATAAAGGTATTGCAGAATTTGACTCAGATGGCTTCACAGTTACAAGCGGAAGAGTTTTTCTAAAATCAGGAGCTATTGGAGCTGGACAGATTTCTGCAGGTTCTATTGGAACAACACAACTAGCAAATCTTGCTGTTACTACTGCTAAGATTGCAGCCAGTGGTGTCACTACTGCTAAGATTAATAACTCTGCCGTTACAACCGACAAGATCAACAATACTGCAGTTACTACTGCTAAAGTTGCAGATGATGCTATTACATATGCTAAACTACAAAACTTAGTTACAGCAGATAGAGTGTTAGGTGCAACAACCGCAGGTATTATAGGTGAAACTCAGGTAGTAACAGACATGATTGAAGCTGATGCTGTTGATGGAACCAAGATTGCAGATGATGCTGTCGGTTCAGAACACATCAAAGATAATGCAGTAGGTGAAACTGAAATTGCTAGTAATGCAGTTACTGCCGCAAAGATTGCTTCTGGTGCTGTTGGTAATACCGAACTTGCAGCTGATGCTGTTGATGGAACCAAGATTGCAGATAATGCAGTTGCAATAGAACATCTTGCAGATGATGCTGTTTCTTCAGATGAACTAAAAGATGTTGTTACATTTGTGGTATATAGTAGTGATGGTACAGCTCTGAAGACACTATATGGTGCAGGAAGTTAATTAAATGGCGGTTAGAACACCTCTTACACTCGATGGGTCTAATAACCTTAAAGAGATGACAACAGCTCAGATAAATGCTGTTAAGGATAGGGTTAGATACCTATACGGAGAAAACCCCTCAGTAATTCTATCAAGACAAAACAGTGGAGGTAACCTTGGTGGTCTTAGTGATACCAGAAAGCAAGCTGGCGCTTCTACAACCGATGTAACAAACTTTCACACTGAAGCAGAAACACCTAATATATCCACAGTGACAGTAGAATATAGTTGCGTCCATCAGGGATTTGCCACTGTTGGTTATCCAGCAGATACAAATAATGTTGCCTTTCCAATCTATCAGACAAGTGGTAATATTAGAGCCATGACTAGGCAAGATGTGGAAGATACATTTATCAGACCAGCTTTTAATACAATGACAGGTGCTGCAGGGCAACCAGGAACATATTACATTCATACCAGTTCAACCCTGTCAGGATATACAGCAATATCAAATGATGCAATATATATTGATAGTAGGGCAAATGTTGGAGCATATACTGCTGGTGGTATTGGCGAACAACAAGACCAGCCAACTAATATTCAGGGTTATTATCTATTAAAAGCTAATAATATTTCTGCACCTAGTATGGTGCAGATGCTGTTTATCCGTAATGCAGATGCAAACATTGAGCAATACACTCAAGCTGAGATGGATGCTTGGCTAACCCAATCTATTCAAGCCGAAGCAAGATCACATCTAAGTTATAACTTCAACGGTAGTGGAATAAACCTTGGGTCTGGTATGACAGATACTATCCTTAATGGATCCGGTAATTACCAAACACGCTATGTAGGTCTTGATGACTACCGAACACAAGAATTTCCTAACGGTTCAGCCGTTGTAGCTGCAACCCACAGACTTAAAATGGAGACTACAACATAATGACTATACATAACCTAGAAATACACACAGCTCATTTTGTTAACAATGAACGCACAGAGATAGAAGTGCTATTTCTTTCTGATAAATCTACTGATGATAATATAGTTATGATTCCTTATATTATTGAAGCTAAAGAAGGTGATGCTGATTATGAATGGTTAATTAGTAAGATGGATATTGACAAAATTCATGAGAACACATTTAATAAGTTTCGCAGAGAAAATGAAGAGTTTCGTGAAACTATTATTGCCACTGGTAAAGAGATGGGTCTTATCTTTGATAACAATGGTGTGAACAGTAATCTATATGAAGCACTTGTAGATACTTTGTTTGAGCCATTCGTCGAAGAAGACATGAAAGAAAAATTATTTGTAATGAAACTTAAACTCTTTGAGGTAGAGGCTATTAAGTCTAGTAAAGATAGAGAACTAAAGGCTAAACTAAGAAAGTCAAAAGACTTCTTATCAGCTATTAAGTATGCAACAATGATTGCACTACCCGAAGAATAGATCAAATTTCTTATGAACAAAATGTAAGAAGTGTGCAGCTGCAGTCATGTTCTGTTCATTGTGATCTAGTATAAAATTCCAAGGCATTCCAATATTAGTAAATGGTACGTTGTATTTCTCTATTATATAAGAGAATATAACCTCGTTGTTTAACACCCAATTCTTAGAGATTGGTTCTGGATAAAGATTATCTTCCAACGAATCATTAAATGTACATACAGCTTCTACTGATCTCTCAGCAAAATTAAGATTACGAACACAGTCTGCATTCATTACAATAACGGCTGTATTGATACAACTCTGAGTACCATTTATATCATGTAAGAGTAACATGGCTTTTTTATTATGAGCCTTTGTATACATATCCATGGAATTCCATTCAAAGTTATCATTAAACCTTTCACGTAATTGCTCATTATCAATATCTGCAACTTCTATATCAAAGGCACATACTTTGTTTAGATCAAATCTTTCAAAGATGTTTACTGTAGTATTAGGTATCACATCAAAGTCGATATACATTATCTCGTCATATTCATTACGCAGCTTTTCGAACATATTAAGTTTCTCAAACTGTACATCAATATAATCTGTTGAATACGGTTTAAACAGTTTGTAGTCAGCACCAACAGCTGTGGCATAGTCTCTATGTTTTTGCTCGATATGATATGCATATTTCCTAAACTGTTCTCTTTTAAATATGGGAACAGATTCGTGATCAGCAAGATCATTTCTATATAAGCTGAATATTATTCTTTTCACACCATTGCCTTACATAGTCAAAGTCTTTACTCACACAGTGAATAAACTTTGCATTCTTTGTTATATAACTCCATTTATCCATAAAGAAGTGCCACTGTTCTCCTAAGACTTGATACTCGACTTCATTCATATAAGTCTTATATCCCCATATAGTTTCGTTATCATATCCAAACATATAACTTATAGACTCAGGATAGAAATCTGGATCTGATATCATATTAGACATTAGACCTAATGTCTCTTCAAAGTTATCAAAGTATCCTAGCTTATCTAAGTGTTCTTTTCTTGCACCTACTATTGCTGTATTAAATACATCTGGTTCATCTACCCACATTCCACTTTCACCAAGCATACATCTACTGTTCCACATCTTAGCCATAGGTGATCTTACATGGTGTGTATAGTTATGAGTCTGTAGTTTGTTTATAGGTTGCTGACCTGTGGCAGTACCAGTCATAAGAGCAACACCTTTTGATAAGTCTATTTCTTCAAAGAAGTTAAGGTCAGTCACAGGTATCACATCTATATCTAAATATAATACCTCATCATATGTTTCAGATAAATTGTGTAATAGTTTTATCTTCCAAAAATTAACTATATTATAATATGATACATCTGGATAGTTATCATTAAACCATTTAGCATATTCATCAAACTCTTTATCTTTTACAAAATGTTTATAGTCGACACCAATTGATTCAGCATATCTTTGTTGACTTGCTAGTAACCATTCATAGTTATCAGCGAACTTGTCCTTAGACTCATGATGCGATACAAGTTTTTCTTTAGGTATATCTATGTAGAAACTGTATATAACCCTACGCATATCCTATCACCATAAATCTTTTATACCCATTTGGCATATCTAAAGAACCTTTATATAATATTTCTTTGAGACCAGTATTCTCAACTAGCTCATCTTCACTATTCACACAGTTGATATGATCTGGTACATGGAACATATTATTACTTTGTACAGCAAAGAGACAGTTGTCTTTATATTCTTTCTTTGCTAGTATAGTATGTAATGGTGGCATATGTTCAGATGATGTGTTAATAACCAAGTCAGTATCAATATCTGTTTTATGTTTATCTAATACATCTGCACAATGAGTATCTAATACATGAAGATATTTAAGGTGAGAATTTAATAACCTGCAATAGTGTAGAGCGTTATCATCTATGTCGAGATTAGTTATTCTATTGACTGAGTATAAATCATTTACAAGCATAGAGGATATAGGGTGAGCAAACCATCCACCCCATAACTGAACTTTGTTTATACTAAGCTGATGATGTTCTTTAACATTTTCTATTAACCATTGCTTAGATGCAACTTGATTAGGCGACATACTGTCTAAGAAATGTTTAGTATCACCACCTGAATACTCACACTCCCATAGAGCTTCCCAAACTCTTGTATCAATACCCGTAAAGTTATCTTTACCATTCCAGTAATGTTCCATACCTTTATAGCCATAGTCATCTAACAGATACTTGCCATCTTTCTTATCACGTCTCCAACCATTAAAGATACATACTGTATAATCTGGCATACCATAGTATCCCTTAAAGTCGCCATATGTGTAACAGTTATCTTTATCAATACCAAATAGTCTGGAGTAGATTAGCTTTTCTGGAAAGGTGTTTATATCTTTTATCTCATGGTATAAGAAGCCGTCTATGCCATTATATGCCCAAGTATAGTGATCAATGTCTTCTTTAAACTTATTCCATATATGAGATAGATCGCCACTCCAAACCATAACTGAAGAGTTATAATTCATATCATTACCTTTTAGCTCATAGTCTTTCCAAAAGGCTTTTACCATACAGAGCTTGTTAGGTCTTATGCTATCAATAATAGGCTGTAGATTGTTTTGTATAACCACATCAAGATCAAAGAACATATGTTGATCTGGTTCTTGGTCGAATAGAGTTAGTTTCCACCACCAGTTTTCTAAACCTAAAGAAGTATCTAAAGGTTTTATTTGTATATCTTCATGTATGTTATCTGAGTTTTCTGTATGACAAACAAATGTAAATGGTATGTCTATGTTATTAGATACCATTGTATATAATCTATTCACGTGTTCGTGACTAAACTTGTTACCCCATTTTACGCATGATATAATCATTAATTACTAATATATCCATTTCAGTTCTATTAAAGGTATCTATAGCTTCCTCTGGAGTCTCTACAATAGGCTCTTGACAATTAAAGCTAGTGTTAAGTAACATCGGCACTCCAGTAATCTTATAAAACTCATTGATTAGATCATAAAACTTCTCATTCTGTTCTCTGTTCACTGTCTGAATACGAGATGTATTATCAACGTGAGTCACACCAGGAATCTTATTAGACTTTACTTTTACTATTCGAGACATATAAGGGCTTGGTGATTTAGTATCAAAGTAATCTTGATAATGTTCTTCAAGTACAGATGGAGCGAAGGGTCTGAAGTCTTCACGTTGTTTTATTGTGTGATTGATAATACTTTTTATTTTAGGATTTCTAGGATCTGCAAGAATACTTCTATTACCTAATGCTCTGTGTCCACTTTCAGACTTACCTTGAAACCAACCAATGATCTTGCCATCAGCAATAGCTTGAGCAACTTCTTTTATATCTACTTTCTCATCACCAATAAATTCATACTCTTTACCTGCATACACATCTGGTATATGAATATTGTTATTAAGAGTATAGTCAGCATGCATATATGTTCCAAGTGCTTGGCCTTCATCACCAGGAGCAGGTGGAACAAAAACATTCTTCCATTCTTCTGTTAGTAATTCATTCATATATCCATTATATGCTACACCACCTGTGACGCACAAGTTGTCGCTAGTCTTATATTTCTTTACAGCATCCATAATTCTTTCTTGAGTTGCTTGCTGTAAAGTATATGCTATATGTCTTGGATTTTCTTGCTGAACAATTTTCCATAATTGATACCAAATTTTCTTATCTTTTCTATCTTCCATACTCCAAAACTCATCTAACAGCATATAAAGTTTCATAAGTATTTTACGTGACTTGCCATAACCTACCAATCCCATAACTTTACTTGCGCCAAGAGTGCCAAAGCCTAATTCTTTTGAAAAATAATCCCACAGTTCACCTATAGATAAGTTTAAGTCATGAGGTGTGCCATTCTTATCAAAGAACACTGTATTGTATTTGTACCCTCGACCATCTATAGCTAATATGTCTGACTCATCAAAACCGGAATTTAAGTATGCATAAGCTGCATGTGATTGATGGTGATCTATGTAATAGATGTTTCCATCTTTCTTATAGTCCCAAAGGTTATTAGGCTTCCAATCCATAAATTCTGTTTTTAATTCAAGATCAGGCATTTGAGTAACACCGCCTATGGTTGTTGTATAAGCAAATATATTATCGTCTTCTATGTTCCAATACTCGTTATAAAATTCTTGACCTGAAGTATTATCTTGTCTATTCATTTTATCTACTGTAGTATGATGAGGATATGCATCATAGTGCCAAGGTATATTATGCTTACGACGAGTATATCTTTCCCTTTGGTTATGCCAAGTTCCATCATATGTATTATGATCGTGAGGACCAAATGCTGCACTAAAGATTTTCATGTATAAATTCCATAATTAATCTGTGTCCTATTTTATTAGGGTGACCATCATGAGGTCCAATTACATAATCCTGGGGAACATCTTTAGCGCTTTTAAAGAATGAGCTATCAGGATTATCGTTAGCAAGTTTATGAAACTCACGCCATTGTTGATGAACTGTATGATCTCCAACAACAAAACCACCGGCTTCATTATAGATAGGCCATCCTATAAAATTACTCTTATCTATATGAAAGAACTGTGGCGATTCATTAATATATTTTATACAGTCCAATCTAGTTTCTTCATATGCATCTGAATGATATTCGGATATATAATCCATAAATAGAGAAATCATTTGAAACTGCTTATATGGTAAATTATGAGTCTCACATAGCATCTGTAAGTTGTAAAAGTTTCTTATACTTTTTCTTATAAAGTGGTATAATTCTCCTCGTGGGCTTACTCGAGTGTTATGCCATGTTCTAGGCAATTTTCTACTAGAGTGATGCATAACAAGTTCATAGTCCATTCTCTCTGATTTAGACCAAGCAGCAACAACCATTCCTATATTTTCTGGATTGTTTTTGCATACATAGTCTTGTATAGAGGAATATATCTGCTCGTTGCCTGCTCCTGATTGAGCTAAACACACTAGATCCATATCTAGTTTTTCAGCTAATAGAATAGGCCATGTTACAATGTCTGTTCCATCATAAGAGTTACAGCGCTGATCAGAAAAACTATCACCGCCTACTAACAAGGTCTTTCTCATAATACAGCTCCAGCTTCCATTATTCTCAGTATTTGTTCTTGAGGTCTTTTATCTATGTATTCAGTACAGCCTATACAATACTTCTCAAAGCCAAATAGTTCAAAATTCATCATCTTTTGTAGGTTCTCGTATGTTACATCAAACTGTTTAGAACCTTTGATTACTTTCTTACTGCAGTGTCTTATCTTTTGTATCTCAAAGTCTATCACTGGTACCTTCGGAAAGGCAGCACACATACGTCTATCAAATTCTGGTGCTTGTGTTGTTTCAGTCCAATCTGGAGACCTTGAATTAAACTCTTTAAGTAAAGTGTTCTTATGATCTATCTCAGATAAGTCATGGTTATCTCTATGAGCAAAGTATCCTGGTGTCTTTATAACAAGATTATAATTGTTCATATCATTCTCAGCAAAGAATGGAAAGTTGCCTAGCTTCTCTATCTTATCTTCATGGAAATCTAATACCAGATGCTCAACATAATAGATGTTAGGATCTTCCAAAACATATGGATGAAACTTTCTTACAAGAGAATTAGAAAGCACAGATAGTTTTATGTTGTCGTACTCTTTAATCTTAGTAATAACTTCTTTAAGGTTCTTGATTAGCCCTGGCTCGCCACCAAGTAAATTAACATTAACCTTATGCCCATCAAAGCCATCAAGTGTTCTAGTGAGAAACTCCATATCAACATGAAGGTTACGCATCTGTAAAGTCCAAGCAGTGCAATAGTGACAAGACTTATTACAAGACTTAGACAAATAGAAGTCAACACCAAGGTAACCCTGTTCTCTTATTTGTTGTATGTTAGGTATCATGTTTCTTTTATATAACTTTCTTTACCATCATCATTATAAAAGGTTTCTCTTTTATGTTGTGGCGAATTTCTTTTCTTACATACTAAATGGCATATTGTAAACCCTTTACCATTTTTTAGATTTTCTTGAAACTCAAGCCATTCGTCTGTTAATAGAATTTCTTCTATCGAGTCGTAGTCGTAAATATAACTAGCTAATAGTAATTTTATATAATCAGGGTCTTTTCTATTAACTTGATTGTCTAACCAACAACAAGGTATGAGTTCGCCTCTATTAGTAATAGCAAATGCTTCTTGTCTTCCATCAAGACATTTTGGATCTAGTTCATCCATCATGTAAACTCAAGCTATGTTCCTTTGATGGTCTATACTCATCATTCTCTCCTAGCCATCGTGACGAGTTTACAATCATAAATTGTACTTCTGCTTTTTTAGCCATTTCATATGCTTCTTGTATATGATCTTCATTATATTTAAATACTATGTATTGCCATACAGGAATTTGTTTTAGATATTGTTTGGCTTCGACCATTATATCAAACAGTTTTTCTCCATCTTGGTTTATTCTATATTTATGACTCTCGTTAGGAAGCCCGTCTATTCCAAACCACCAACGAGCATTAGGATTGGCTTGAAAGGCCTTTGGATACCACTTTCTAGGTTTAGCTGCAGTAGCATGATGTACAGATACAGTATTATTATTTTTATATAACAGTTCTAAAAACTCAGTGAATTTAGGATGATGAACAGGATCAGATACTTGCCCACAAAAGTTAATATGTGTAAAGTGTTCAACTATTTTACTAAATTCTTTTATACTCATATCATGACCTGGCACTTTAAGACCTTTGGACGTAAACGATGTAGCACGTTGGCATCTAGGACATTCAAGAGGGCATCGATGAGTGATATCAAGATTAACAGCTTGTCGCTGTAACATAGTTAAGATAGCATTAGAATTGTATTGCATATTTTATCTATTTCTTCATCAGTTAGCCAAGCATGTATAGGCAAAGACATAACAGTATCAGAAGCTATGCGAGAATTTGTGCAGTTATCTTTTCTATGGTGCTCTGTTATATATAATGAATTTTCGGATAAAGGCTTTTCATAGTGAATACTTGCATTAAGACCAATTGACTTTAATCCATCTTTAACTCTTTTACGTTGTTCTTTATCTTCAAATCTTATAACAAACTTATGAAAGTTGTGTTCTAGTGCCACTGGAATATTCTGGCATATAACATCATACTTTAATTCTTTGGTATAAATGGCAGCTATCTGATTACGCTTCTCTTGCCACTTAGGCATCTGAGTTAATCTATACTGTATAATATCTGCATTGGTGATAAACATCTTTGAGTTATAACCTAGTTCAGCAAAGTCTTTATCTTTACCATGGCGTCTTACTCTTTTTACATAGTCGGCATGTTCTTTGTTATCAGTCATAAACATACCACCGCCAGATATACCAGCAACAACTTTATTACCATTGAAACTATATGATGAACATTCTCCGATAGTACCTGCTTTACGTCCACCAAGTGATGAGCCAAGAGACTGAGCAGAGTCCTCTATGAATCTAATACCATTATTGATACACCAATGTTCTATCTCTTTTGTATCAGACATACTACCATAAAGATGAGTGTAGATTAGTGCCTTAGTTTTATTAGTCGTCATACGTTTAATGCTATCGAGTGATATATGATAGCTATGTAGACCTATATCACAAAACACTGGAGTTGCACCTACCATAGAAATGCAAGATGATGTAGAGATCCATGAGAAGTCAGAAACAAGAACCTCATCACCAGGTCCTATTCCCCATAAAGAAAATCTAAGAGCATCTGTAGCATTAGCCACAGCTACACAATATGATCGTCCCGTGTATGAAGCAATTGCTGATTCTAAACCTTCGGTACTACCTTCAACTTCTTTGACCATTGCTTGATCAAAAAGTATATGATACATCTCTCTATTTTCTTGGTACTCTCTGTCCCAACCATTATATGATATTTTCATATGCCCTCACTATCGGTTCTATATTTGGAGTTTTTGGTTCCCTATTCCAATAAACAGAACCACCATCTTGTATTGACTTATCTCTCAAATATATTATCTTTTTATTATAATACTTACACTCCATAAAAATTCTAGGAGCTGGATCAAAGGTAGATTTGGTATAAACATATGTACCAAACTTTCCTAGTAAGTTATTTATAGGTACAAATACATTGTTTAGTTTAGGATTAATATAGTCATCGTTATATGTTATAATACCATGATCGTCATAATCTTTAATTACCTTCTCAATATCTTTATAGTATTCTCTATTCGTACCTAAAAACAAATATTCAAAGTCTTTATCGTCTATAGGATCTTTATATAATGAGAAGTTAATTGTTTTCTCAAAGTGTGTACCAACTCCATTAGGATATACTTCAGTATCACACAGATCCACTATTTGTTTTGTTTTAAAATAATCTAATGCTGGTTTATAATTTTCTGTATCGTTCTCAGAATATACCGATATCAGTTTATTCTTAAACAGTTCATGTAAAAGTAGTAACTGATCCATATTGTAGTTGGCTTGTTCTTTATAGGGTATTGATACCATACTACGACCAAGAGTCATAGAAACATCATCTGGTTCTGGCCAGTAATCGTCGTTTACTACATTCTCAACATACTTATATTTCTTATCTAATGATTTTATGTAGTCTTTGTGCTGATACTTACCTCTAGGTATAATAACTACACGTGCTGGTACACCGTTAGCATTAAGCTGACAGCAGTATTCATAGCTATAATGCAATAAGCCATCAACTGGCTTGCTTGTAACAACAATGTTGATCACGTCTCAAATGCCCATTTCTTTTCATTACACCAGAAACATTTACCACAACCTTTGGTAAAATATTCTGTATCTCTTTCGCTACCCACACATGATGACGTAAAAGGATATAATTTATCCATTAAGTTATGGAACTTATATACTCCAGCCACAAACTTCTTATCTACATTTACATAGGGTTGATACAGCTGATTATAAAACCATGGAGAAACAGTTCTATCATCCCTGCGCCGTTCTGCCACATTATAAAAATTGTATTTGTGTTGTTCTTCTACAGGTGGATTTGCAGTCATACCTGTAAGTATCCAATGATCTGGATATTGTTTACGGAGCCTTTCTGTATTCTTTCTAAGCATTAGTATTTTAACAAGACCGGAGAGTTTAGGACATCTATCTATTTTTGTACCATCTGGTAAAGTTATCTTTTCTTCCTCACGCTTTGATGCAGCATATTCTCTCCATTCTGGATCCATAATATCAAATGTATATACATCATGGTCTCTTATATTTACAGTAGGAAATGTTTCTCTCATATACTGCAATATATCTTTAGCGCATTCATAATCCATAGGAGCTGTAACATCTTGTCCTGTATATGGCACTATCTCTGTATCAGGAAAATGGAAACATATAAGATAGAATAGCGAAGCTGAGTCTAATCCACCAGACAAAGATAGTAAAACTTTATCAGGGCATTTGAAATCTATTGTTTGATCACCGTATGTTATTTTCATCATTTAGCCTTACAAAATTCTTTACATATTTCTGGTGAATTTTCTGGATCTTTAAATAAGTCTTTATAAAAATTCTGCCATTCATCAGAGTTAATAACAGCTTTTACTTGTTCAACTGATTCAAGGTTATCCACATGAAACTTTTCTTGAAAGAAACCTAGCAGTTCAAACTCTTTACGAGAATTTCTAGTGTCACATTCGCAGCAAGGTAAAAAGTATCCTCTGCTTGTAAACATAAGTTGTTTTGCAAATTCAAGTCGTAAGCAATCTGGAGCTATCTTTGTCATAATTATTTTTTTAATCTTTTAGTTTTAGGGTCTATGTCTGACATATTAATATGAAACATTCCATTTGTGATTGTTCGTCTTTTAGCTATATATTCTTCTGATGGTTTTAGATGGTTGGTTAATGGCCACCATCTAGTGGAGTGTATTAAATCAAAATTCATGCCGTAATTTTTTGCCATCTGCATACAGTGATCAATATCATTTTCATTATAATTAAAAACAATATACTGCCAAGTTATCTCGCAGCCCATTGATCTTCCTAACTTCATCATCTCCCACACATGAACACCATCTTGATTTACTCTATACTTATGAGACTCTTCAGGCACACCATCTAAAGCAAATATCCATTCAGTACCTACACGTCTTGTTTTAAATCCTTTGTTTGAATGTTTATTTGTTAATGAGAATGCTTTCTTCCACCAGTCTTCAGTCATTCCACTGCCATTAGTAGCCACTTCTAAACACTTATTATTGTCGTTTAGATATTCTATAGTGTCTAAAAAATCTGGGTGATAAATTGGATCGGAGTGATTACCACAAAATACAAATTCATAACCAGCTTCTAATATAGGTTTATAATTGTCTAACCTATAAACATTAGCTCCTTTTAATACTGTAGGGTTGAATGTGCGCGCACAACCTGGACACTTCAATCTACAAGTTATACCCGCTTCAAAGTTAATACCTTGATTTATAATCCAATCAGCTGTAGGGTTAGTCTGAAACATTATAATATTCTTCTAGTTCAGGAAAGACATCAAATAACTCCATCTCCCATTTGGTACCTCTATATGCTTCATCGCCTTTCATTAAATAGTTGCATATTTCTTTAAAGTTTGCATCATCCTCTTCAGGTAATTCTAAGGCCTTTACTACATCTGCATATTTTGGATTATCTTTATAATATGGTATTAGTTTATCTTTTAATGGTTTAGGTAGATTATTTATTCTAAGCTGTTTTGGATCCTTTATTAACCAGTGGCTGTTATCTCTTATGTGAGGATTGTTCTTAGTGTATTCATCTATCTCATGAAACCGTAGTATGCCTGGAACCGATAGTGTAGAGTTTAGATTTATTACAACATTATTATATTTTGAACACGCTTCTATATTATCTTCAATTTCTTGGAATGATGATCTGCGTCTAATATAATCATTATACTTACCCACGGCATCAATAGAAACTGTTATAAGAACTTTTTTAAAATGGGGAATATAATTTAAAAAATTGTGTTTACCATTCTTTAACTTGGTTAGATTTGTTTGATACTTTATTATAATGTTTTTAGATTCGCCGGATTGCACTAATCTATCCAATACAGAATAGTATTGCTTCATAACAAGAGGCTCACCTCCAATGATTTTTAACGTCTTTACATATGGAGCTAATTCAATCATCTGATTAATAACTACATTATCATCTACCTTATCTAAGTTGGCAGTCATTGATAATTTCTTAGAACGATCCATATCATACCAAACAGTATCATTCCATACACCTTTATCGTATGCCATTTTCTGTCTAGTTGTAGAGCTAAAGTGATGGCACATATAGCAATCTAGGTTACACTTAGATCCAAAAACTCTAAGCTGTAGTTCTAATATTCTTTCATCAAAATCATAACCAACAACTTGGCTCATCTTAACAGATCGAGTTATTATATCCCAGTAATCTTTTTTTCTTTTTGCTTGAGTTGTAGTATCAAGTCTTCGAGACCAGTCATATCTTTCTTCATCAAACTTACATTTCTGGCAGACTTGGTTTACTAACTTATGATCAGAATTAGGATCAAGCATCTCAGATCGAAGTTGATTCATCTTATCACTCTGCATCCATTCTGTTATAGATGTGTTATCAACACCCATATTCTCGTCAGGCACAGCAAAGTTGCAAGGACCATATTTGCCATTATCATGTGCATAAACCATAGTCCATGGTGATATACAAAAGAAATTATCACTATCCATTATTAACCTATATATAAAGTATATAGTTATATATTAAGGAAATATGATGATTGAGAAAGCAGTCATAGAAATATGTGGTTCATGTAACTATACTTGTACCTTCTGCCCACATTCTTTTGAAGGTGGTAGAGAAAAATCATTTAAAAGAATGATGAACTACCAGATGTTTGTCAATATGTTAGATCAGTTAACAGATACAGAATGTAAAGAGATTTATTTGGAAGGTTCTGGTGAGCCAACCATGAATAAGAAACTGCCTGACTTTGTGAAAGCTGGTACTGATAGAGGATTTAAAATGTCTTTTATCACTAACGGCTTCTGGTTTAAAGATGATCTTATGAAAAGAACCATTGATGCTGGTATGCACTTTGCTCGTATATCTGTTACCGGATATAATCCTCTATTGTATAAAGAACAAATGAGCAAAGATGCTTTCTATGAAGTTAGAGATAATGCAAATGCAGCTATTGAGTATGGCGGTAATATAGGTTCATATCATTTAATCTTAGATAACGATAATGTAAACTATGAGTGTAGTGAATACATATGTAACTGGATTAAACATGTTCCTGGGGTTAAGGCTTCTATATGGAAAATGCATAACTGGTCTGGTCAACTTGATGTCGACTGGAGAGTTGGTAAAAAGAAAAGAAGTTGTGGTAGACCTTTCTCTCCTGATCTGATTGTAAGAGCAGGTGGTAATAATGGTATGACTGGTGCTGTTGTTCCTTGCTGTATGGTTTTAGGTCAAGATAGTAAAGGAGTATTAGGACACTTATCACATCAGACTATTGAGGAAGTATGGTATGGAGATGAATACAATAAACTAAGAAAAGCACATGAGATGCATGAATTTGATTCTATAGATTATTGTAAGAACTGCGATATGCTATATGATGCACCAGAGGCTTTGGTTTGGTCCAACTTTGATGCTGACTATAATACACTCACTGGTTCTTCTTTTACTATGGAACAGTATAGGAAATAATATGAAAACAATTGTTATAGATGACTACCTAGACAAAGGCGTATATGATATGTTGTATAAAATGTATCAAAGCACTAAAGTTGGAGACGATGTAAAGAGAACTATGTTTGATCATGATCCTACTCCTCAGATTGCTGATCTGATAAATGAGTTTACCAATAAAAGAGAATATGACAAACTAGCTAAGTTTATTCATACTGCTGCAACTCCTCCTAATTATCATCATAGAATACACGACGAAGCAGAGTTTAAGATTATGTCTGCCATTGTTTATATCGGACCAGAAAAGGCACCAGGCACTACATTCTATATTGATGGTAAGGAAGACACGATTGAATGGAAACCTAACAGACTGATGGTCTTTTGTGGTGAAACTAATGTTACTTGGCATGATTATAAATCAGATGATAATATGAGGTTTACATATAATTATTTCTTAGTTGATCCTACAAAGATTGAGAACGAGACATATAGAAATTATGTTCTATATTAAATTTGATGAAAGAACAGTTCAGGCTCACGCAACTATTATGAGCCAATTCTGCCATGTGTTATGGCGGATTCAAAGTATGTGTGAAGAGGGTCTTATAACAGATAAGGTAACTATAAAGGTGTTTGTACCTGATTGGTTACATAATGGTAGCCATACATTAAATCACCAATATACATTCGAAGAACAGATTAGATGGTTTATGGATAGCTTTGAAGAACCTTCTTGTGGCATAGAATGGATTATGGAGTTTTATCATGAAACCTGTGAAGTAACTTCTCCATGGAATGCACAATGTATTTGGCCATTTAAGAAACAATGGTTAGGTGGCGGTGGATATATCACTCTGCAGAAATATAAGAATCCCAAAGGCGGAAATAATTACAACAGAAATATAGCAGAGCAATCTGGTCAACTAGATATAATAGAAAATATAGAACAGTATTCTGATTATCCAGTTAAGATAGTTGACTATGAAATGCACCCTAGTGAACTAATTGATACTCTTATACATTCTGAGAAACACTACACCTATATGGGCGGCAGTTATTATACTGCAGCACTTATCAACTGTCCTACAATATGTTATGGACATCCTATAGATAATGTTTATCCTGATTCGCTCGAGGGTAAAGGTATGCCAGGTAGTGCATGGGGATCTGTTATGGGTAATGGATTCTCTACAATATGCCAATATGATTTTGATAAAACCTATAACGGGCCTCAGACATATGTTACCCATGCATCATCAGTAAATGAGCTAAAAGGATTTCTATTGGAGTTACCACTACCCTTATAAATACTTACAGTATTATTATAACAGGTTTTGTGGGAATGTAAACCCCTAATTTAACTTTTTTTAGAGTGCAAAATCTTTATAAATAACACTAATAACTCAGTTGATGAATATGGGAAAATATGGCACAGGAAGAAACATTTACTATTGATCAAGGCGCGGATGTTGCCATTCAACTCTATCTGGTTAATACAGACGGCTCACCAAAAAACTTAACTAACCATTTAATAACTGCTAAAATGAAGAAAAATTTTAACAGTGATAGTGCAGATACAACTGAATTTATCTCAGCGGTTATGACTCCACCAACTGATGGGATTATAACTTTAAGTCTTACTAACACGCAAACAGATCAGCTAAAATCAGGCAGATATGTATATGATGTAGAAATGTCATATTCCGACAGTGATTCTAATACTATTATAGAGCGGGTGCTTGAAGGCAGAATTGCAGTTTCACCATCTGTTACGAGGTAGTATCATGGCTTCAAAAGTAGGATTTAGTGGAGTTGTTGGATCAGTAAGAATTGCTGGTTCTACAACACAAATAAAAAAGATAGTAGTAGGTACACCTATTAGACGGGTTGCATCTGGTTCTTTCAACGTAAATAATTTAGGTGGAATTGATACCACCGGAGCC